TGATTCCATCCATCCTGAAACAACACCTTTTGGAAGATTCTTTGATTTGAATTTAAATGGTGAATTCTTTGCTGATGGTTTTGTGCTTTCAGATCCTTTGACACCCTGTTCCATAAAAGATGCATAAGGCATTGAAGAAATAAATTGAAGATCAAAACCTGATGCAAATTGACCTGATGATGATCTTTTTTGTTTGACCCTAAATCCAAGTGATTTTGACAATGCTCCGGTGTTGTTTGTCACTCGCATTTTACCATCAATCTTTTGCCTTGCTCCAAGATTTATCCTTGCAAGCTTTAACACCCTTGCACCAAGATTGTTCATTTCTTGTTTTGTACTTCCTATCATCATCTGTAATTCAACCAATTCATTGTGTTGATTATTTCTTGATCGGTCATTGTTTCTAATGTGTAAAGAAATTCCTGTACATATATGTCAACTTGGCTTTTTAATTGTCCTGAAATTGGTTCAGTATTTCCAATATATATTTTATCATCAGTTAATGAATAAGATGCATTTAAAGTGATGACATCATTCAAATCATTTGAATAATAAACTTTTACGTCATTATCGCTAAATTTAATTCCTAAAGTTATCGGTTGAATTCTTTCATGCTGTGTTTCTGCATCTATTCCATTTGTAGGTAGTAAAGGAAATGTTGTTGGTCCTGCTGGAATTGATTTCACCTTAATTGTAATTTTTCCATTTTCTGTTGTTTGAACAACAATCTGATGATCTCCTGTTCCAAATGCTATGATTTGATTTGGATTTGTTGATGATGTTGATCCTGATGTTTTTGCATATCTTCCAAAGTCTTTGATTTTAACAAAAAAAGTGATGTTATTGTTTGTCAATGTTCCAATATCTTTATACAGATGTGCAACTTGTGATGATGATGGTGAATCATTTTTAAAATGCAAAGCATTTGATTTGTAATTGTAAATAATAGATCCACCCTCCCTTCTTAACCATGTTGAAGTTTCTGTTGAAATATTGTTATAAAATGGTTTCCATACAAATATTTGACCCTGATCTTGATTAAGAAAATCCTGTGTTTGATTGAACATTGTGTACCACATACATTGTGAAGGAACAAATGAAGGTAAAATAATCTCATTGTGAAATTGCTGTTCTTTACTGCTATATGGAATTGTGCATGCAGATGCTTCATTTGGTGTGATTACTTCAAATGATGTTGTCCATCCGGAACAATTGTCCGGCTGTGTGTCAATGAATGGTGTGGCCACAATTGGCATATCCATTGATATGTTTGTGTCTTCATTAATAAAATATTTTCCATCTGTTAATTCCTTGCATATATCTTGCAAAATCAACAATGCATCAGATAGGCATGTTGCTTCATTGACCATCTTATTTGTTGATGTGTTGTATCTGTCAAATATTACAACATCAAATCCATATGTGATTGTCTGATCATCAATTGCTGTTCCTGTTGGTGTCAAATGTAATGCAGGATATTTTGTGAATTTTTCCAAATCAAATAAACCAAGTTCACCATAAGTGAATGAATTTATCTGTTGATGTCTTTCACACATTACATCAAAATATTGAATAATAGCTTTGTAAGTGATCATCTTTTATTTTGTTTCTTTCTCATTTCTTTTTCTCTTTCTCTTTGCCTATCTGCATCAAGTGATAATTTTGTCAATGCAAACATCAAAGGTAATTCTGTGATGGATTCAAATTTTAGGATGTCACCATTTGCCAATCCATCTATTACACTAAACCATCCATAACTTGATGATGCTGATGGTTTGCCTCCTTTTCTGAAGACTGATGGAAATTGTGAAGTTGTTCGCTTCCTAAATTCCAAAAAAAAACAGCAACAGCATTTCCAATGTTGATTGATAAGTTTTCAAATTTATCAGCATTTTTACCATGCATGTCAATGTCATATGGTTCAATATCGTATCTGTTACCTTGTGTCTTTGTTATTGGTCTATAAAAGACAGACATCAATTTTGCCATATCATTATCTTTTGCAAATGTTTCAATGTCAACAAATTCACCCATTGTAATTTCATCAATTTTTGGATGAAATCCATACATTGTTCCTTCAATGTCTATCTTGTTGATGATCTCTTTATTTATTGGTTTGCCTATCAGCTTTTGAAGACTACCTTGAATCTTTTGCAAATCAGACAACTTCATCACCTCCACCACAGATTCATCAATGTCACACAATGTGCTTATTGTCTTGACAATTATCTGATGCTGATCTTCCAATTCATTGACAGCATTATTGTATCTCATGAATTTTTTGATACTTATTTCTGACCAATCTGTTGGAATGGTGATTTCAAATGTTTTCTTCATCTTATAAATTTAAAGGTTGTTTTGTTATTATTTCCTTTCAAAATGCATACACACCATAATTACCTTTTACTTCATACCACATTCGCATCATCAATGCATCAGCATAATCAGGTGATCTACCAAGTAATGATTTGATTGTGTCCTTTGGAATGATTGAAAGCTTCTGTGTGTCTTTGTCAATCTTATCCCTTTTGATGATTTCAAGTTCTTCAATGATGGCTTGTTTATGTGCTTTGTCTTTTACTGCAATTTTTCCTTGATTGACTAATTCAGCCAATTTGAAATAACATTGTGTTTTTAAGTTCTGAAAGTTTTCATTCTTTAGTGCTTTGCTTCCATTGACAAATCCTTTGCATCCGGATATGCCATCCTTGACACCACCACCAACACCATCTTCATCCACAATAATGTGTGATCTTTGAACACCATTTTCAATTGACATCTTGTTTATCTGTTCAATTGTTGTTGTGACTGATGATTGTGCCAATGAAACAATCTTTTCAGCTGTCAACCCATTCCATAAAATGATGATGGTTTTATCTGCTCCAAATCGTGCAACATCACAGGTGATATATTTCATTGATCCTTCCAACTTGTTTGTAAACATATCATGGATTGAATCATAATCAAATAACAATGCATCGTCTTCATTATATTCCCAATCACCCAACAGAAGTCTTTGCCTTGACACCTTATCAAGTTTTTCAAGCTGTTTGATATAATGTTCTGATATTTCTGTGTTGTCCCTTACAAGTGATTGAATGAATTTCCTGTGATCAGACATTCGATCTTCTTTGTATGGCTTGTAAAATTCTGAATACAACCATGTCTTTGTAGGATTGCAAGTCATCAATGTCTTTGGAATAAGATCGTATTTATCCAATTTAAACCTGATCCTTGAATTTAATATGTTAACAGCCTTCTGTGACACCTCTGCACATTCATCCACAAATGCATCTGTGATTTCTAATCCACCCAATGAAGTGAAATCAGGATCTGAAGGATATAAAAATAAGTCTTTCAAATATATGATTGAATCATTGAAGAATGTTATGGTTGATTCCTGTGCATTATAATTGAAATGTTCATTTGGTTTCAACCCACAGAAATCTTGTGCCACTTCAAAAAAGGTGTTTAATGTTGTTGCCTTTAGATTCTTCAGCTTTGACCTTCCAATGACTGACCTTGTTCCGGCATACGTCAATCTTCTTTGAATTTGCCATAAACAACCTGTGAATGTTTTTGAACCACCTGCACCACCCCCAAATAAGACTTCTGTTGTTGTCTTATCATTTAGGTAGTTGAAGCATTGTACTTGCTTCGGAAATAGTTCAATGTCAATCTTGTTGTTCAATTTGCTTTGGAATTAAATTGATGGTGACTGATTTATCTGTGACTTCTGCTTTGACTTCGGTTCTTTGTAATTTAGGAACAATAAATTCAGCCATCTTAATCATGATATTCAATGCTCTTTCAGGATCTTCATTTGCTACATCAGACAACCATATCTTCATATTATCAAGATTGTCAGTCATCAACATTTCAAATGCCTGTCTGATTTCATGTGTTGCCTTGTTAGGAACACCCTTTCTTGATCCTGCTAATTGATTCCCTTTTGCAAATGGCATATCTAATCTTTAAAAGTTAAATAAGCATAAAATAGATAAACACCTACAATGACAATGACTGAAAAGAAAGCTGTTGTTGTTGCCATCAGTTTATGTCTTTTGAAGTCATTATGTCATCCATAGGTCTAATATCTTCCGGAATGACATCCATCAATTGCAATTCTTCAACACCACTTTCAAGTTTATCTTTAAATATAGATGCTGTTTCTATTGCCTTATCAAGTGCATATCCTTTGCATATTCCTTTTACATAAGATACAACACCTATTTGATCAGGAAATACTTCTTCAATCAATGTAAAGAAATCAACCCTTCCATCCGGCAATCTTGGTGTTTTGAAATTTTC